CCGTTATTGAGAGCCAAAAGCAGACGAAGGAGGTGGTCTTTTCTCCCAACGCTGGGCCGCAGACAGAGTTTCTGGCTGCTAGTGAGCGAGAGGTGCTATATGGTGGCGCTGCGGGTGGTGGTAAATCATTTGGACTACTTGCTGACCCAATGCGGTACTTTGATAATCCTAATTTTAGTGGACTAATACTTAGGAGAACTAACGATGAACTGCGGGAGTTAATTTGGAAATCACAAGAATTATACCTCAAAGCTTTTAAGGGAGCTAAGTGGGGCGAGAAGAAATCTCAGTGGACGTTCCCAAGTGGTGCAAAACTATGGTTTAGCTACTTAGACCGGGACCAAGACGTTCTTCGTTATCAGGGACAATCCTTTAGTTACATAGCTGTAGATGAATTGACTCAGTACCCCTCAGAATTTTGCTGGAATTATTTAAGAAGTCGCTTGAGAACTACCGATACAACTCTACCAATCCACATGAGGGCCACTACAAACCCCGGCGGAATTGGGCATGGATGGGTAAAACGCGCCTTTATTGACCCCTCTCCAGCCAACACAAAGTTTGTGGCTAAAGACATACAGACGGGTAACGACCTAGTCTATCCTGATGGGCATGAGAAAGCTGGGGAGCCACTGTTCTACAGAAGGTTCATACCAGCCAGCCTTAAAGATAACCCCTACCTGATGGAGGGCGGTCAGTACGAGGCCAACCTACTATCCTTACCTGAAATGCAGAGGAGACAGCTTCTTGAAGGCGATTGGGCAGTTGCAGATGGTGCAGCGTTTTCTGAATTTAGGCAATCTACGCACGTTATTGAACCGTTTGATATACCGGGTAACTGGCGCAGGTTTCGTTCATGTGACTACGGATATAGCTCTTATAGTGCTGTGCATTGGTTTGCTATCGATCCAAACTATAGCACCTTAATAAACTACCGAGAGCTATACCTTTCTAAGCATACAGGCAGAGACCTGGCTAAAGCTATTATTGCGGCTGAAGGTGATGATAAAATCGACTACGGGGTCTTAGACAGTAGTTGTTGGCACAACCGAGGTCAGCTTGGGCCATCCATAGCTGAAGAGATGATCTCACAAGGCACACGCTGGCGTCCTAGTGACCGTACCAACGGTGCAAGGGTAGCTGGTAAGAACCGCTTCCATGAAGTTCTCAAGGTAGATGAGGTCACTGGTATACCCGGCATTCAGTTCTTTAATACTTGCCGACAGATAATAGCGGATTTACCTGTAATACCTTCTGACCCCAGAGGCTCTGATGACATTGATCCTCGCTACGCAACCGACCACGCATACGACAGCGTCCGGTACGCGGTCATGAGCCGCCCTAGAGCCTTTTCACCGTTTGAATTGGGCCAAGGCAAATCTCCACAAGTCTGGCGTCCTGCTGACTCAACATTTGGATACTAAAATATGGCCTTAATGGACAAACCACTTCCCGATGACATCACCGATTCCGACATTGCAGTACCATTAACTGAAGACGGTGACGTTGAGGAAGAAAACCAGAGCTATTCTGGTGCAGTATCTTTTATTAAGTCTCAGTACAGGCGCTCTAAAGACGCCCGTTTATCGGATGAAGAGCGTTGGTTAGCCGCATACCGCAATTACCGTGGTATATACTCTTCTGCTGTACAATTTACCGACACTGAGAAGTCAAAAGCCTTTATTAAGGTTACCAAAACCAAAGTCTTGGCTGCATATGCCCAAGTTGTAGACGTTTTGTTTGCAGGATCGAAGTTTCCGATAGGTATTGAGGCCCGTCAGTTCCCTAATAATGTAGCTGATGCCATATCCTTTGATCCCAGCGCCCTGACTTCAGAGAATGTTAAGGAAAAGACCGGAGTAGACTACACACCAAAGTCTTCCATAGTACGGCCCGACATTGCTAGGGATTTAGGTCTGTTTAAAGACGATCTGAAAGAGGTCGAGGACCAGTTAGAGCTAGGTGTAGGCAAAACACCAGAGTCCATCACATATGAGCCAGCCAAACGTGCCGCTCAGAAGATGGAAAAGATGATGCACGACCAGTTAGATGAGACTGATGCACCTAAACACCTGAGATCGATAGCTTTTGAGTGCTGTCTCTTCGGTACAGGCGTATTTAAAGGTCCATTTGCCCATGACAAGGAGTATCCGCGCTGGGATGAAGACGGAAACTACACACCTATATTCGAAACCATCCCTAAGATGGAATATGTGTCTATTTGGGACTTTTACCCTGATCCAGACGCCCGAAACATGGGTGAAGCTGAGTTTACTATCCAAAGACACCGTTTAAACCGTACACAATTGCGTAATTTAAAGAAAAGGCCACATTTTAGGGACGAAAGCATAGAAATAGCCTTAGAATACGGTGCAGACTACACCAGAGAGTACTGGGAGGACGCGCTAGAGGACGATTCAGTCAATTCTGACATGGATAGGTACGAAGTTCTTGAATATTGGGGCATTTTAGACGCTGAATTGGCTAAAGAAGCCGATATAGAGATACCTAAAGAACTACGCAAAAAGGACGAAATACAGGTCAATATATGGGTTTGTAACGGTCAAATCCTCCGTTTAGTGCTAAATCCCTTCACTCCGAGCCGTATTCCGTACCTTGCAGTGCCATATGAGCTAAATCCGTATTCATTCTTTGGTATTGGCGTTGCAGAGAATATGGAAGACACCCAGCTTCTCATGAACGGCTTTATGCGTATGGCTGTAGATAACGGCGCTTTATCTGGTAACTTATTGATTGAAATAGATGAAACCAACTTAGTGCCAGGACAGGATTTGTCCGTTTACCCAGGTAAGGTCTTTAGACGCCAAGCAGGTCAAATTGGTGCGGCAATACACGGCACTAAGTTCCCGAACGTATCCCAAGAGCTTCTAATGATGTTTGATAAGAGCCGACAGCTTGCAGATGAAGCTACAGGCATTCCTTCGTACTCCCACGGCTCTGGCGCGGTTGGCGGTGCAGGTCGTACTGCGTCTGGCATGTCCATGTTGATGGGCGCAGCGGCACAGAACATCAAAGCGGTTGTTCGCAACATTGATGACTACTTGCTGTCTCCGTTAGGCAAAAGCTTATTTAGTTTTAACATGCAGTTTAACTTTGACAAAGAATTTATCGGAGACCTAGACGTTAAGGCCCGTGGCACAGAAAGCCTGATGCGGAATGAAGTTCGCAGTCAGCGTTTGCTACAGTTCATGCAGATGACTGCTAATCCTTCGATGGCTCCCTTTGTGAAGTACGATTACATCTTACGTGAGCTAGCGTCTTCAATGGACCTTGATGAAGATAAGATACTAAACGATCCACGCGAGGCAGCTATCCAGCAAAAGATGATGGCTGAGATACAGGCCCTGATGCCAGAGCAACCTCAACTGCCACCTGAAGGCGCACCACCCGGCGCACCCAGTCCTCAAGACCCTACGGGTAATGGCAATGGCAACATAGCTCCCGGCGCTGCCCCTGAACCCGGCGCACCCGGCTTCACAGGTGCTGGCGGCGGTGACAATGGAGGGCAACCTGCTGCACCTCCTCAAGGGGTAGTACAATAAATGGATAAAGAATTTTACCGCGCAATGTTGGCGTTTGTTAATGACAAGAAGCAAATGTCGCTCTTGATCGAATACACGCTGGGTAAGATAGCCATGCTGCATCAACAGTTAGAGACTACTAAGGACCATACCCGTGTCTTAGAAATCCAAGGCTCAATACAGGAACTTCGCCGCTTTAGAACTTTGCGAGATGAAGTCATTGCAGGAGCTAAATAATGGACGCAATCACTCGCCATCACTTTAAGAATATTGCAGAAGGTAACACCGTTGAGAATGAAGACGGAAGCCTCTCAACTGTTAAAACAATAGGGGTAGAGATTGATGGGCGGGAGGTTCTTATACCAACCGTTTGGAACGGAGAAATCGTTAGTGATAAAAAAGCTAAAGCTAACGCACTAGACAGTGGGATTGATTGGCCCAGCGCAGACGCCACTGCTGAAGGTAGGCAAGCTTTAAAAGATTTCGATACAGAAATACATAAAGCGATGAACGACCAAACAACTGTGGAAGAAGCCTTAAAAAAGTTAAAAGTTGCTGACCGTAATAAAGACGTAAACATCACCCTCCCAGAAGATGCTGCCCTTATGGACCCTATCTATCTGGGGATGCCAGAGGGAACTACTATGGAGGACGGCCCTGGAACGGGTCTACGCTTAACAGGAGAGACTTTCCCTGACGGCGCTCCCATGTGGGAAGTCATACCGAAAGAAGACACTGGGCCATCTCCTCTAGCTGTGGCTACAAGTGAGCGCCCTAAAGAACGCCCTTCCCCTGAATACTTTGCGGAACAAGAAAGGCGTTTGGCTGAAAGTCAGCAACAAGAATTTGAAGATCATAAGGCGCAAATGCAATACGAAGAATACGTTCGAGTTTTTGGAGAAGATGATCCACCCACCCAAATTGCAGAGAACGAATTTGCACCCGGTGGATTAGCAACTGCCCGAAAAGGCATCACAACAAAAGAGGGCAGAGACATGGCAAATAAAAAATATCAGCGGGATGATAGTGACGCAGACACTAATAAGGATGGCACTGTTTCAACCCGTGAAGGCGAAATTGAAGATGCGAAAAAAAAGAATGAGATTGTAGAGATGTCTCACGGTGGAATGATGAGCGGCCTAATGGGCGGAATGATGGGATACGATGAAGTCTCTGGCAATCCTATTCCTATCGGGTCCAACCCTGAGAATGTTCGTGATGACATTGATGCCAAGCTGTCTACTGATGAGTATGTGATGCCAGCCCACGTTGTTAAATGGCATGGCCTGAAACAAATCCAGATGATGCAAGCTGAAGCCGAGATGGGTCTTATGTCTATGCAGATGGACGGTTTAATTCAAAGTGAAGATACTCCTGAAGCCGAAGAGGTTGAGGAAGAAGAAATCGAAGAGTCCGATGAGGACATCGATGTAGAAGTCGCTACTTTTAAAGTAGACGATAAATTGGATGACTCTGATGAGATTATTGAGATTTCACCGAGGATATCAGACATGCCGCTAATGCAAAAAAACAAATATTCATTCGCGGTTTAACTTGGACACCCAGCTAGTCTGGACCCAGAAGAGGTACTAATGAGTAATACAAAATATAGACGCGCTGCTGATGAAGATACTGAATTATCATACGCAGAAGAAATGGCACAAGCAGCCCCTGAACCAGAATTAGATGCTGAAGAGGAATCCTATAAAAAACGCTACCAGGATATCCAGCGCCACATCCAAACGGTTCGAAATCAAAAAGATGAAGAGATTTCACAAGTTCAGCAACAACTGGACGCTGCAACTAGGAAACAGATTAAGTTTCCAAAGACCGATCAAGAAGTTGAAGCTTGGGCTAATCGTTACCCTGATGTAGCGAAGATCGTGGATACAATTGCTGCTAAAAGAGCTAACGAGGTCTTAGCGAAGGGCGAGGCACGTTTAGAGCAAGTAGAGAAATTCGAGCAAAGCATAAATCGCAAAGGCGCAGAAAACCAATTACTGGAAATGCACCCCGACTTTGCAGCCATACGCGCTGACCCTAAGTTTCATGAGTGGGTTTCTATGCAGCCTTCTGCTATGCAAGACAGCGTCTACAAGAATAACACAGACGCAATCTGGGCCTCTCGCACAATCGATTTGTATAAGTCAGATAAAGGAAGCCGTAAGAATACGCGCTCCGCAGCACAGGCTGTAGGACGTACTTCCTCCTCCGCGCCCAGCGCAGTAGGCAAGGCAGCTTTCTCTGAGAGCATGGTCAATAAAATGTCGATCCAAGAGTTCGAGTCTAACGAGAAAGCTATTGATGCTTCCCGTGCGGCTGGTACTTTTAGTTATGACGTTTCGGGCGGCGCTCGTTAACTTTTAATAAAGCAATCAACTATTGCTTTAACTAATTCGATGTGCTATAATGAAAGCATTGAATAACAACGGTTTAGGACACTTCTTAGTATACCTTAAACCACCCGATCCAGATAATACTACAAAGTCCACCAGCAAGTTTGGAACCGTTTCGGCGCTACTCTAAATAAACTGACACTATTGTTCATTGTCTGATTTAGCTGCTTCTAGCTTTTCAATCCCACTTAATAAAGAGCCGAGTAAATTCGGATACCTCGATAGGTGTGTATTCTGCGTAGAAGTAAATCCCCAGCCATTTCATTCAAAGGAAAAACTAATGGCATTTCAATCAGCACCCGGTCACGGGTCATTACCAAACGGCAACTTCAGCAGTGTAATTTATAGCAAAAAAACTCAAAGTGCTTTTCGCAAAGCTACTGTTGTAGGCGATATTTCGAATTCGGACTATTTTGGAGAAATTTCCTCTTAACCACTTTTGGGAGCTTCAGGAAGTAATTCCTGTCGAAAAACTAGGTGAATTGTCTGGGACACCCTAATGCGTAATGGCAAGGGCAATCAGCAGCCAAGCCTCGAAAGAGGAAGGTTCAACGACTATCTGTGGAAACAGAGTAGAGCCAAGCGGCTCGAAGCGCCTAGCCCCTAATCTTTCTTAAATATTAGGGTGATAATATAGTCTTCTCTGCATTGATAAAATGCAGCAGTTCATAAGAGAACGGACAGATAACTAGCGAAATCTGTCGAAAGTAATGCAAGGTGATACCGTAAGAATTATCAAAGAACCTGAAATTTCCGTTAGCGCATATTCGCGTGGAACAACAATCAGTCCACAAGATTTGGACGATGAAGACTTCTCATTAGTCGTAAATAAAGCGAATTATTTTGCTTTTAAGATTGACGATATTGAAGAAGCGCACTCTTAATATAATGGGAGCTTTAGGGAGTAATCCCTATCGAAGAATTAGTTGAATTGTCTGGGACACCCTACCGCGTAGTGGCGGGGGCAATCAGCAGCGAAGCCTAGAAATAGGAACGTCCAACGATCATCCCGAAAGGGAGTAGAGCCAAGCGGCTCGAAGCGGCTAACCCCTAGAAGATACTAGGGTGATGATATGATCTCCTCTGCATAGTAATATGTAGCAGTTCAT